TGAAGGTTTGTTCTATAGTGCAGAAGCATTAACTTCAGTAGCAGACTTTGCAGGTTTAACTAACTTAGAAGGTGAAGTAGAAGAAGCCAATGTTTATGGTGATATGAAATATATTGTATCTCCTAAAGCAAAATCTGCATTGAGAAATATGGCTAAGTCTACTAAGTCTACACAATTAGTTTATGAAAATGGTGAGATTGATGGTACTACTGCATTATGTACTTCTAATGTAAAAGGTAAAAACATTATCTATGGTGATTTCTCTAATTACATTATTGGACAATGGGGTAACATTGACTTAACTGTAGATAATGTAACATTAGCAGCACAAGGACAAATTAGACTTGTAGTTAACTGCTATTTTGATGCAAAGGCTCTTAGACCAGAAGCATTTAAAGTTGCTACTATTGCTTGATAAATAACATATATAAAATAATATCAGTATGACTTATTTAACATTAGAACAAATAAAGCAACATCTGAATATTGATTCTGATTATACTGGTGATGATAACTACTTAACTTCACTTGGTGAAGTTGTAGAAATGGTTGTTGAAAAGCATATTGATAATAGTTTAAATGCATTGTGTGAGGGTGGTGTATTACCACCACCTTTGCAACATGCTATGTTATTGTTAATAGGCAATTATTACAATACAAGGGAAGCAGTAGCATTTGTTTCAAGTTCAGAAATACCACTTAGTTACAACTACTTGTTGGACTTATTTAAGAACTATAGTAATAATAACATAAAATGATTCATATTATGCAAGCAGGATTATTTAAAGAATTAATATCAATATTTAAACCTGAACTTAGCACAAATGAATATGGTGAACAAATCCAAGAATATGTCAAATGTAAAGACACTAAGTCACAGGTAAAATTTAATAATGGTAACAGAGGGATTGAGAATGATGAGGTAGTTTCAAACTATGTAAAGACATTTATAGTCAGACATTATATAGAACTTAATGAAAACTATCTTATTGAGTGGAACAAACAAAGATACAGAATACTAAGTATTGATTATAACAAACAATATCAATATAAACAAGTAATAGCAGAGTTAATTAATGAATAACAATATAGAGATAGATGCTTCACAAGTAAAAAAGATGTTTGCAGAACTTGATGAGAGAAAGAGAAAGAATGTATATAGGACTGCAACAAAGAATGCTTTAAATATTGTCAAGAAACAAGCCTTACAAAATCTTAAAGGTGTTATCAATCCTAAAATGATTGGTAGAAAAGATAAATGGGGAAACAGTTTTAGAACTGGTATAGTATCAAGGGTTTATAAAGATGGTAAAAGTGGTATTGTACATATAATGAAGAATTTTAAATTAAAGTTCTTTGAACTTGGTACAAAGGAAAGACAAACCACAACCTACAAAGGTAAACCACTTTATAAGAACAGAGATACTGGTAGAATTAAAGCATATCACTTTTTCAAGAATGCAAAAGAAAGCAAGGAAAGTGAAGTATTTGAAAGCATTGATTCTTTATTGAGTGAAAGCATTAGAAAAATAAATCAGAAATATAAGGGGAAATGACAGCAATAAGCACAAACAAATACATATACAACATTCTTTCTAATGATGAGATAATTAAAGGATATGTTAGTAATAAGATATACCCTTTAGTAGCAGAGGAAAGCACAACATTTCCTTTTATAATTTTCAGAAAGAATAATATACAAACTGAATATACTAAGGATGGTAGGACATTTGATATAGTAGATTTTTCAGTTACAGTTGTAGCAAATGATTATATTACTACAGTTGATGTATGTGAAAGAGTTAGGGAACTGATAGAACTATATAGAAATGACTATTTCAAACAAATACATCTTACAAATGTAACAGAAGACTATATAGATAATGCATATATCCAAGAGTTACAGTTTACAGCAAAGATTAAATAACAAATAACTTAAATACAAATATAACATGGCAAATGTAATCCTAGGCACAGACTTGATGCTATTTAAAGACAACAAGGCTTTGGCAGTTGCTACAAGTTGTAAACTTACTATTAATGCCAATGTATTGGAAACAAGTTCTAAAGACAGTGGTAAGTGGGTTAGCAAACAAGCAGCAAAGTTAAGTTGGAATGCAAGTTCTGAAAACTTATACACAGTAGCAGATTATAAAGAGTTAGTAGATGCTATGATTGCTAGAACTGAGGTAGAATTACAGTTCTCAACAGTATCTAATTCTGATTCAGATAATGGTGTACCTTCTAATGATTGGACACCTAAAGCAGAAGGTTATAAAGGTAATGCTATTATAACTGCAATAGATATGAATGCACCTGATGGAGAGAATGCAACTTATACAGTTTCTTTTGAAGGTACTGGTGCATTGACAGCAGTAACTGCTTAACATACTTATTAATTAAGGGAATTATTAAGGTAATGATTGCCTTAGTAGTTCCCTTTTCTTTTTTAATATAACAATACAAACTATTATCAATATGGAAATAACAATTAAGAATAGAACTATAACACTTAAAAATAAGATGAGAGCATTACTTATCTATGAACAAATAGCAAAGAAGGCTTTCAACCCTATAACTATAACAGATATGATGCTTTATTTCTATAGTGTTATTTTGGCAAATGAACCTGATATAGATATGACTTTTAGTGAGTTCTTAGATATATTAGATGAGCAAGAAAATCTATTTGAAACCTTTAATAAATGGTTGCTTAGTATCAACAAAAAGAATGAACAGTTTTCAGATGGTGAAAACCTAAAAAAAAATCCCATACAACAATAACTGAACTTATAAAGATAGTAGTATTAGAATATAAGGTTTGCAGTTTGGAATACCTCTTAGATTCAATGCAACCTTATGAACTAACTGCCATACTTAGTAATATAGAATACAGTACAAAGCAGACATGGGAACAAACAAGGTTTCAAACATATATACAAGCACAAACACAGTCCACTAAGAAACTTAAACCAACTGATATAATAGAGTTTGGTTGGGATAATAAAGAAGTCAAGAAAGATACTTCTATTTCAACAGAGGACATTATAAGATTAAAAAATAAAGCACAACAAATACTAAATAATAAATAATATGGCAGATTTAGTAACAAGACTTAAACTTGATGACAAGAATTTCAATGAAAACATTATCAAGTCAAAGAAACAATTAAATGACTTTAAAAATGTTGGTGCTAATGCAGGTAATACTATTTCAACAGTATTAGGTAATGCTTTAACAAAAGTAGTTGTACCTATAACTATAGCAACTACAGCAATGAAAGGATTTCAAGAAGTAATGGCAAGTTCCCAACAAAGGGCAGATTGGGTTGCTACTGAAATGGAAGGGTTAAAAGCAGCAGTTGATGAGTTCTTCTATGCTTTAGGAAATGGTAATTTAGAAACCTTTATCAATAACTTAGATACTGTTATTACTAAGAGTAAAGAAGCATACCAAGCATTAGACCAGTTAGGAAATACACAAATTAGTTATAGTGTAATCAATGCACAAAATCAGGGTACTATTGCAGAAGCACAATATGTTGCTAAGAATAAGTTTGCAAGTAATGATGAAAGAATAGCAGCATTTGAACAATGGAGACAAGCAATAGAATCTGAACAACAAAGTACTGTACAACTCCAATCAGATTTAATTACCTATGTTAGTAAGGCAGTCAGTGCTAAGAGTAGTGCAAATATAGATGTTACATTAGCAGATGTTATTAAAGCATTTCAAGTTGATTTAACTGGTGCTAATAGAGATGAGATTAAAAAGAGAGCAAAGTATGGTTATGAGAACTGGGAAAGACACCAAAGAGGTGATAGTAGTTTAGATGCAGAAGGACAAAAGCAACTATTGGAATCCCAAAAGGAAAATATCATTATACATACAATGTTACAAAAATATACTGATGAGGAATTAAAGAACATAGCAGCACAAGTTCAACAATACTTTAAGTTAACCTCAGCAGTTAAAGGTTTAGGTAGAGAATATAATGAAACTGCTAATGAGTTCAATAATGCCAATGCTAAAACAAATGGTTTTACTCCAGTACAATCATTAGAAGGATTCACAGTTTACAGTGGTAATAATGATGCAGGAAAGAATTTCAAAGGAGGTGCTAAGAAAGCAAGTGTTGATGAACTTTTGACATGGAATGTAAAAGGTTGGATAAATGAAGAAATAAAGGGTTTACATAATCCACTAAGAAAGGCTATTGAAAGTGGTGATAAGATACCTATTAAGTCTTTACCTATAGAAATAGAAGATGAGGTAGTAGATGAGTTAACACCAAACTTAGATGATTCACCTAATAAATGGGCTTTAAGTTTATCAGATTCTTTTGCTTTGGCAGGTTCTTCAATCCAAGCATTAGGCAGTGCATTTGGTGCTTTCTCAGAAAATGCAGCATTAGGTAAATCAGCAATGATATTAGGTGCTATTGGACAATTAGTATATGCTTATGCAAGTGTTAGTAAGAATGTTACAAGCCCTTGGGAATGGATAGCATTTGCTATTAGTGGTGCTGCTACTTTGGCTACTGTTATTGGACAATTAAAGGGTTATGCAGATGGTGGTATTATAGACAGTCCATATACTACTGGTGACAGAAACTTAATTAGAGTTAATGGTGGGGAAATGGTTCTTACCAAAGCACAACAAAGCAACCTATTTAGTATGCTTCAACATGGAACTAA